GACGCCTTAGTGCAATTCCGGTCATTCGCAGCGCATGTCCAAAAGGCGTCATACGGCCGACCAGTGGACTTCGAAACTCCGGCCGCCTTGAAACTGGCAGGCTGACCGTGCATCTGACACACCGGGGCCGACTGGCCCGGAGGAGTGGGCGGCGCGTACTGCTGCTGCGGGGGCTGGTATGCCTGCTGCGGGGGCTGAGGGGTGTACTGGGGGGCCTGGTAGGTCTGCTGAGGGGGAGAGTACCCCTGAGCCTCCTGCGGCGGCTGAGAGTGCCCCTGGGGCGCTTCCTGGGGGGTCTGGTAACTCGGCTGCTCTACCATCTGCGGTCGCAGCACCCCGAGAGCCACAAGAGAGCAACCCTGCGCAAGCAGATTCCCAACGATATTCAGAAAAGCGTCGTCCATGTCCATCAGCTCACGCTTATTATCCGGCACACTGCCGGGCGTGGTCGTGATCTCGACGTAGCTGTACTCGGCAGAGCCGGGGAAACGGAAAGTAGTCTGCAAAAGGTATTCCTTTCTAGGTTCCCAACATGTGAATGCCCTCGGGCGGCGTGCCGCCTACAAAAGGACAGTGTTTAGCGACATCGCAACGGCTGCAATGGTCGCCGAGATTGGCAGCAAACATTTCCTCTTCAACAGCCGCATCCATAATCTGGTATTGCGACGTGATGAGAATGTCCGGGACGTCTGCCAAAAACTGTGGTGACGATGGGCCTTCGTCCTTACACATCCAGTAATCGCCCCAAGAGATCTCGACACCATACTTTTTGTGCATGGCCATCGAATAAGTCTTGAGCTGGATAGGCCCAACAGGGGCTTTAGTGCCCGTCTTGAGATCACGGACCAAGAGCACACCGGTATCGGGGTCTTGCATGATTAGATCAATGAAGCCCTTGACCTTAACCCCGCCAAAGTCCTCTTCAAATGGGACTTCCGATGCAACCCAACCAGTGTCAGGGAGGGTCCACGGCCGCAGGCGCTCTTTTGCCGTGTTTTCCATGTAAGTGAGAACCTGATCCCGACCCTTAACTTTCCGGTCTCTCAGATCAGTCTCAGTCTTCTTAACCCCCGACCTTTGCCAACCGGCCGGATTGGGCTCTTGCTGCCAAGCCTGGGCTTCCTTCTCTTCCCAGACTGCCTCATATACTCCGAGGACTAACTTTGGATCCATGGACCTGTAGGACTTTTCCCACGACTCCACGGCTCCGTGAACGGCATTTCCTTGGACGAGCCAACCTGCGGGGCTGGAGGGGAGGTTTAAAACCCGCCCAAGGAAGTACGCGAGTCCACATCTATTGAAACTATTGAGTTGACTTACGGATCGGTGCGCCACCGGCGCTCGTGCTGGCGTTGACTCGACTCCTGGCCTCCATCCAATAGTGAATAACTAACGCACCCCGGCATTCATCGTCGTCCCCATCGAAGAACCTCATCTTTGCCGATGGGGGTAAGAATTGAGTGAGGCAGTCTACTAGTCTACAGAACGTCATCGGCGGCCTTGCCGTGATCTCGAACAGGGTCCCAAAGGCCCCGGCTGCCGATGTGATCACAAGGTCATCCGTGACCATCAGATCCTCGTGAACGCCCCACAGCTCTGCCTCAATCGCTCGGTACAAACGAATCTCCCCCCTCGTGGCACTCCTGCCTCACCTTTGAGACGTAGGAGGTCCTATGCTGCCACTCGGGTGCCAGTATCACCAGTGTGTATCGGTGTCTGGTGTGTCCGGTGTGCGTTGTTCTGACTCCTCAGACATTACCGGTGGGGCCCCATGTGCCGCTACTCCGCAGGCTGTGTTCTCGAACACGTGAGCCGGTCCACCTTACGCTTCGCCATCTTCCTCCAGGTCAGACCGCATATCACGCAAGACGTGATCGATGGCCGCCTTGACCAGGCGGCGTATATACCAATCGGTGGGGTCCGCTGGCTTGGTGCCCCACCCGATCTCCGGGTCATAGGTCACGTCAAGGTCAGACTCGACCAGCCTCAACGCCCACTGCACAGCCTTGCCCCTGTCTGCCCTGTTCTTCGGGTCTCGCCCCTCTGCTGACATGGCCAGCAGTCGAAGCCTCTTGTTAACCGCCGCGTTGTGGTGCTGAACCTTGACCGTCCAGGGGATCCACTCGCTGTGGTTCGGCTTGTCGGCAAGGCCCGCGCTGCTCAGTTGCTTCTGAAGCGTGCGCCGGTGTACGCCCAGCGCGCGGGCCTGCTCTTCCCTGGTGGTGATGCCACGCTGCTCCAGGCTTTGGATTTGCTCACTTAGGAGCGGCTTCCGACTACTCTGTGTAGACACGTGCATACCTCGCCTTGGTCTCTGATCTGGCCTCAGTGTCCCGTGAAGGAGCCTTAGACGTCCATACCAATGTGTTGGTTGTCACTCACAGCAAACCGTAACAATCCCGACATCTGATCACTAGCAACAGGGAGTGCCCGACACGCTACGTGTGACAGACGTGCGACAAACCACCCCCCACCAGACCCGACTAGACCGGAGTCGATGGATGCCGCCGAGGCTAGCCATGTGCTTAAACAACCAGGTCAGCCCCTAGATTCCCACCAGACCCGGCTAGGCCGGAGTCACGTTCGTGATACTCAGTGATATCACGACAATGAGCCTGTTTTCCCAGGTCAGAGCACTCTGCGACAGTTCGTGTTGCAGATTTTGTGACAAACGTGCAAGACTCGACCCATGGCAACTTCAAGATCGCAAACCAAGAAGAGCAGGGCACGCAACGGGTCTGGCACCGTCACCCCGAGGACTACGGCTGACGGCACGGTCGTCTACGACGCCCTGACGCCCAAGATCTTCGACCCTGACCGGGGCCTTGAGAGGCGTATCTCCCTACGTGGGCACGAGACCAAGCAGGCTGCACAGGAGTGGATCACCAAGACCATCGCGGCGGCGGCCAACGGTCAGAGAGTGATCGAGAGGCGCGGCGGTGTCACGGTTGACGACATGGTCACAGCGTGGAAGGAGACCAGTCCCCTCAAGGCAAGCACGGTCGAACAGTACGTCTACCGTTACACCAACTCAGCGAAGAAGCTGATCGGCAAGAGATCCATTGCAAAAATCAAGTCAACCGACATCGATGCCCTGTTCTCTGAACTTAGCAAGAAGTTCAAGCCGACCACGCTTCGGACTCTCGTCCGGTGCCTACTCCAGGTGTGGGACTACGCCGAGCGTGACGGGAAGGTTTCTGTCAACGTCATGCGCACTTCCCCATGGCGTCAAAGACTGTGGCGCGATGCACGAGCACAGAGGGATGAAAAGATCATCCGCAAGGAAGTTGAAGACGGCGGAGTTATCAAGGTTTTCACATCCGACCAGTTTAAGAGGCTGGTTGAATTCGAAAGGCATTGGCGCTATCGCGTCATATGGGAGTTTGTCGTCATGACCGGTGCTCGTGCCGGGGAGGTGTGCGGGCTTAGGTGGTCTGATGTCGTTTTTGACAAAGGCGTCATCTGGTTCTGTGACAACTTCCAGAAAGTAGGGAATCGCTACATCCTGGTTGACACCCCGAAGGGGAACCGGCGGCGAATGATTCCGGCATCTCCGGAGGTGCTTGAACTGCTCAAGCGACAGCGTGAAGTCATCTCAGAAGCGCGGGCAAAGTATGGCAGCCAGTGGATTGACCACGACTTAGTCTTTCCTCGCACAGAGCATCACCGCCACCAGGCCACGCCCGTAGGCGGGCACAGAGCACCGGACACGATCTATCACCACTTCTCGATTCAGTGCAGGAAGCTCGGACTTCCGGAGATCACCCTTCACGGCCTACGGCACACGTGCGCGTCAGCGATGTACGCGAGGGGCGTTAGCCTTAAGACGATTCAGGAAATCTTGGGCCATCGCGTAGATATCACCACTCTTGTCTACGTTCACACCGGCGTTGACGCCCAGCGAGAGGCTATGACCCGCGTGGTGGATTGGGTGGGACGGGCAGCATAGGAGACGGACAGGTAAGGCCCTCCCGATCGGGAGGGCCTTTTTCATGCTGCGTCTAGATACTTGAGCGGTGTTCCGCCCCTGCACGTTTCCAGCCAGGCATGCACCTCTGACCATCTGTAACGGTATTCACGGCGCAGCTTCATGTGTGGGATTTCGTGGTTATTCTCGTAGATCCACGATTTCTTGGCTCCGAGCACGGCCGCTAGTTCATCCACCGTCAGGAGTGGTTCAATGTCTACTTGCTCACCTTCCTTTCTATGCGGCTGCTTCCTGTGGACTAGTGGACTGACTTGCCAGGCAGACGCGGGCCTTATCGGTGAGTTCTCCGCAAGCCCTACCGGCGATGCGGATAGCAGGCCCGCTGGTAAGCATCCCCAGTCGCCGCGCTGTTTCGACCCACGTGGTAGCCATGCGCGGGCGCACGCCCGCATAGTTGGCGAGAACCTGCGTAACTCCCTTCTCCCCCTCTTGGACCGCCAAAGCGTAGAAGAGAGCTACATGGGCGTAGAAGGCGCTGGCATCCTCCGGCCGTTGCCGGAATCCCGGCTTGTGGTCTGACAGCCAATCGCCTACGACTCGAAGGCTGCCCAGGATTTTCAGCGTGTCCGGGTTCATGGATTTGATGTCGAGTCTACGAATGGCCCTTTCTGTGATCCCCCTAATGGCGGGGTGGTGATCCACTGTAATGAGGAGTTCGACGGGGTCCAAGCAGCTTGTATCCCAGCCGGTTCTAACAACGAGGCCACCTACATAGGCGGTGTTGAAAGTTACCATGTAGCCTCCTCGCCAAGCGCCGCCTTATGGCGCTTAGGATCAATGGGCTCAATGAGCACTTCATAGTGCTCACCGATTTTTGCAAGGACCGTGTCGTCTTCTCCGGAGAAATACAGATGAACGCCTTGGTCCTTTTCGGCCTTTACCATCCCGATTTTCTGGCAGTACTTTCGGGATAGCAACACTTTCCGCGCTTGCGGGTCACACGCCCTTTCAGCGAGTAAATCCCGGAACACGGAAAGCTTAATTTCGTCCCAGGAGTCATCGGCGATGCCGTCTTCAAAAATGTCATCCATGCACAAATCTTTTTCGTCGTCTTCGCCCCTGTACCAAATCTCATGTTTACTCATGTCGAATTCGAGCGACACGCTTTCTTTCTTACCTTCCCTGCATCGGACTTCTAATGCGGCAAGGTCCTCGTAGGTGACTTTGAAGGCGACGCCATCGGCGGTGAGCAGGTGCTTGGGTCGCTCCAGGGGGAGATGGGAGTATGACAGAGCGTAACTATCGGTTGTGATGATGGTCACACGGCTAGACGTGACGACGATCCAGGCGAACGCCCATAACCCCGTCTTGGGGCACAGGCGCAGGGCGTTGTACGTCGCCCGTGCTAGCGCGTCTGCGCTGGTGGTGATGTTCATGCGGACAACATACGCCTACGGGGGCACATGGGGCCCCATCCGATTGTGTGACCTTCGTCACACTGCTACCGGTTGGTAGGTTCTCCACGGAGAGTAATGATAGAGATCACGTAGGAGAGTGTGACAGATCGTGTGACACAGATGTAGAGCGGGAAGCGAAACGCCGAAGACCATGCCGTTATGCAGCCCTGCGGGGCTGCGTTGATAAAAGCGCTTATAACTACTTACTATAAGGGAGCTTCGCTCCCTATATAATATATACTTACTAATACTTACTACTTACTTATAGGGGAGCTTCGCTCCCCATATATACTATATATAATAAGCTTACAATCTCCGGGGGAGATATTGCCTAGAGCAAAGTCTATCTGCTCCGTTGATAAATGCACCCGCGTAGCGGTTGCACATAGTCGTTGTCCAACGCACAAGAGACCCGCTTGGGCGGGTTCACGAAGGAACATTAATCGTCCTTCGGACTGGAAGAAACGACGAAGCTTAACCATCCGACGAGATGGATTTAAGTGCATTCTTTGCGGGTCCTCCGGACCCTTAGAGGTTGACCATATTCTCCCCGTTGCAAAAGGTGGCTCTTGGGAGCTAACCAATCTGCAGACGCTTTGCGTCGAATGCCATCGGGTTAAAACCATCGGCGATAATCGCCGGACATGAAAAAGGGTGTCTCGCGGCAACGAGACACCCTCACGCACAACCGAGAGCGAGACCCCCCGACCACCAGCAACGGAAGGCCAGGGGGCCTCTGACCCCTCAATGGTCAGGTGCACGGTGATCGCACCGCGTACCCAGGAAGACCATAGCAGAACCGCCGACTGGTTGAACCGTGACCTTGTCGTTACAGACAGTGATCGAAGCCGAGGAGTACCTTGGTCTCGTGATCGAGATGTGGCGAGATGCTCAAGGTCGCCTGTGGATGGACACCGGGATCAAGGACGTTGACGAAGAGATCATCATCCAACTCCTTGACGGCAGCCTGTCGGGGGCCTTGCCCAAGATCGCGTTCGGCATGCCTGGCGGGCTGACGAGGGTTGGATTCCGCAAGTTTAAGTAGGCCCCACGGGGCTCTGAGAGCCCTGGAGAGGGGAGCAGCATGGCAGGACGAGGAGCAGCGCCCAAAGAGGCGCACCAGCGCCAGAGGGACACACGTAGGCGCATCGATGACAAGGCCGTCAGGGTTCCGGATCAGCCGTACGCGGGTGACGTGCCCGAGCTGCCCGAGCATGACTGGCTACCAGCCACCCTTGACTGGTGGGCCACCTGGACGGCAGCGCCGCAGGCGCACATGTTCACTGTGACTGACTGGCAATTCCTGGTCGAGACTGCGTTTCTGACGAATGCTTTCTATGGCGGAAACATGGCTGTAGCTTCCGAGCTTCGGTTGAGGATGGCTAAATTTGGTGCAACTCCTGAAGATCGCGCACGCCTCCGGTTGCAATTCGTTCCACCGGATGAGAATGACAAGCCTAATCTTGCTGTAGTGAAACCCATTAAGGGTCAAGCGTTCATGGATCTTTCGGAGGAATAATGCTCAACCCAGACGAGTACAAGACTCGCTTTTCTTATCATCCCCCCAAGGATGAGGCTACTGCGAACAGGCATGAAGAGATTCGCTATCAGTGCGAGTTTTTGACTCGGAAGCTTGCGAGCCTTGCCCCGGAGAGCCGGGAACTAGCCCTAGCGATTACCAAGGTTGAAGAGGCAATGATGTGGGCTAACGCTGGCATTGCAAGGAATCAGGACTAAAGGGGGAGACCCTACGTCGCGGGATAGTGAAAGGGTAATCACATCAGTTTCATATGCTGATATTACGGGTTCGAATCCCGTTCCCGCTACGACGACCGTAGCTTAATGGTAGAGCGCTGAACATCCGGTTTAGTCGGTCTTAAAGTCAGTATGGTGCGGGTTCGAATCCCGTGGGTCGTCACCCGTGAAATTGGTGAAGTGGTATCACGCCTGCTTTGGGAGCAGGTGACGGGGGTTCGATTCCCTCATTTCGCACGGGGCTGGCTCACGGTTGCGTGATTCTGCCCAATACCTCTCTAGCTCAATGGTAGAGCACCTGTCCTACAAACAGGCTGTCCGAGGTTCGATTCCTTGGAGAGGTACGAACGGTGAAGGCGTGAGGCTGCTTCGACTATAAGTCCTTTCCGTCTTCACTGTCTCCAGTCCCATTCGTCTAATGGTAGGACACCAGACTTTCAATCTGGCAGAGCCGGATCGTAACCGGCATGGGGTACGAGTGGGGAGGTTGCGGGCTTCGATACCCGTCAGGCACATAGTGTCCTGTAGCTCAATGGCAGAGCGCCCCACGTGGCCTTTCTAGCCCAACGGCAGAGGCATCAGTCTTAGGAACTGATTAGTCAGGGTTCGAATCCCTGGGGAGGCACGCCCGTTTAACCCAAGTGGCAGAGGTCTGCGCCTCAAAAGCGCGGTGTTAAAGGTTCGAATCCTTTAACGGGCACAACGGGGATAGGGGTTCGACTCCCCTAGCGCAGCCGGTATATCCGGTAACCCACGGTTGGGGTCCTCTGGAACTTGCTTGCGTAGCTTAATGGTTAAAGCACCACCCTGTCACGGTGGTAAATGTCGGTTCGAATCCGATCGTAGGCGCAAAAGAGAGAGCCCCTACGGGGGCTCTCTCTAGTCGTAGTATCCGCTATGTGCGTTCTCTTCTGCTGCGCAGTATTCGCAGCATGTCTGATGGTTTCTGAATTCCTCCATCTCACATTCTAGTTGTCGAGTGTTACACCATTCGCATCTCATCTCACTAGCATCCTGATTACTTCCGGTGTGGGGTGCGGGTACTCCTTCCCGTTGAGTACTACCTTGCCGATGCTCTCGGGTCCGACCCACCAGAACACCAGGCTTTCAAGGGTCTCCCTGTTCCTGGTGTACGCCTCTCCTACGGCTCGGATTACTGTAGCGCTTCCCCCGTAAGGGGCCTTGGGGTCGAGAAGTTGCTGGAAGTGCTTCCACCCGTGGGCGGTTAGCCCCATCTCTTCTTCGAACTTTTCTTGCGTGCCGTCGATGTTTCGCGCGATCTCTTCGGTCGTCCGGCTCTCCCCTGAGGCGCTTAATCCGTCACGCTCCACGATCCTGGCGGCCAGCTCGCTTACTTCGTCCTTGTCCATGCCCACACCCTACCACTCCCGAGGAGGGACCATGTAATGCCATATCAGGATGATGGGACATGGGTTCCCCCACAGTATTCGCTCGGATGGTCAGGCTGTCTGTGGATTGAAGAGTGGTGCGTGCACGGCCCCGGTGACGTCCAGGGGCAACCGGTCCACCTGCTAACTCCGGACGACGACGGTTGGCGAGATGTTGAGTTCGCCCGGTTCATCGTTGACGCCTACGCGATCGACGCGCACGGCAAGCGTGTTGTAGATCAGGCTTTCCTCAGTCGCTCCAAGGGTAGAGCCAAGTCAGAGCTTGGTGGATTCATCGGCATTCTTGAAGCTGTCGGCCCCAGCCGATTCGACTATTGGGATGACGACGGCAATCCTGTCGGCAAGGCTGTCACGGTTCCCTACATTCGAATCATGGCCACCGAGGAAAATCAGGCGGGCAATGTTTACGACGTTATTAGATTCAATTTTGAGCATGGTCCCGTTGCTGATATTCCTGGGATTGATGCCGGTCTTACTCGTGTCATCCTTCCTGACGGTGGAGAAATCACACCGTCTACTGCAACGGCGGCGAGTAAAGACGGAGGAAAAGAGACATGGGTGTGCTACGACGAAACCCATTTGTGGCTCACTCCCGAACTTAAGAGAACGTATACAACCGTCCGCCGTAATCTCGTCAAGCGCAAGGCTGCTGAACCGTGGTCACTTGAGACTAGCACCATGTATGCACCCGGTGAGAATTCGGTTGCAGAAGCAACTCACGAACACTTTAAGCAAGCCCGAGAAGGATTGATTGACGGCTCCGGTTTGCTCATGGATCACCGCGAGGCCCCTTGGGTGAACATCAATGACGACAAGGCGCTTAGGGCTGCCCTGGTGCACGTGTACGGGTCTTTCGCCAAGGTGATGGACATTGAGCGAATCATCAAGGAGATTCACAATCCTCACACTGATGAGGAGGACGCTAGGCGTTACTTCCTTAATCAGGTTGTGGCCGGTGTTGACCAGTGGATTGACCCGAGCAATTGGAAGGACTGTTGCAGTGAAGCAGACCCAATCCAGCCCAAGGACCAAATTTCGATTGGGTTCGACGGAAGTATCAGGGATGACAGTACAGCTTTGGTGGGATGTCGCCTCCGCGACGGTAAGTTGTTCCTTCTCGGAATCTGGGAAGCGGACGGTTCCGATGGCTGGGAAGTCCCCGTAGACGAAGTAGACGCCACCCTTGCCGAAGCGTTCAAGCTTTACAAGGTTGAATGGATGTATTGCGACCCGATGTACTGGCAGGACATTGTCGGAAAGTGGGCTGCGGAGTTCGGTGAAAAAACCGTCTTCGAATTCTGGACCAATAAGGAAACAAGGATGGTTCAGGCGCTAGAGCGCTTCCACACTTCTACCGCTACCGGTCAGCTCATGCATGACGGCAATAAGACTGTCACTCGGCACGTTTTGAATGCGCGTAAGAAAAAGGTTCGCTCCGGGATTCTTATCCGCAAGGAAACGCCACGGTCGAAGAAGAAGATTGACGCCTGCGTTGCTGCGGTTCTCGCCTATGAGGCTCGTGGTGATGCTATCGCTGATGGACGCCTAAAGAAGGCGAGGCGCAAAGTTTACGGCTTTTAGGAGGGCCTTTTGATTTTTCAACTGAATGGGGGTCCTCCCAAGACTCCAGAAGACTGGATTAGCTATCTGGATTCTAAGCTCAATAGCCAGAAGGGCGTAGCGCAGCGCTACGCAGACTATTACGACTCCAAGAATACCAACTTGCAGTTCGCCCAGGTGCGATTTGAGGAAGCTTTCGGGGAGCTGTTCCAGGGATGGCAGGTCAATTTCTGCCCGCTGATCGTGGACAGCATATCTGAGCGTATCCGTGTCACTGGTTTTCGGATGACTGAAGACCCGGATGCGGATAAGGACGCTTGGCGAATTTGGCAAGAGAATCACATGGACGCGGATTCTAACGCGTGCCACATTGACACTCTCGCTCTCGGATCTTCTTACGTGACCGTTTGGAAGGATGAGAAAACCGGCCGTCCTACGATGACGCCCGAATCGGCGATGGATATGTACGTCCAGTATGAGACTGGAAGCCGTAGAAACGTCGCTGCGGCCCTCAAGCGGTGGCGGGACGATTGGGGTACCGAGTGGGCAACCTGGTGGACTCCAGAGGAGATCTGGACCGCACAGGCACAGCGCACGGCGAGTAGCAAGGATTTGAATTGGACGGATGCCAAAAGCGAACGTAACCCGCTTGGCGTGGTGCCTGTGGTTCCCATTATGAATCGTACCCGTCTTCGCACCGATCCTTTCTCGGAACTTGAGCCGATTATCCCGCTGGCTGACGCTATTTCGAAAATCGCCGCTGATGCACTTGTGGCGAGTGAATATGCTGCTTTTCCACAGCGCTATGTAACAGGTATGGAAGTGGAAGAGGATGCGTCGGGTAACGCCAAGTCTCCTTTCCAGATCGCCATTGACCGAATGCTTGTCGCTGAGGATCCTCAGACGGCTTTTGGTCAGTTTCAGGCTGCCGATCTAGGCAACTATGTGAAGCTGATTGACAACTATGTCGCCGCTATGGCGGCCATTACGCGTATTCCTTTCCATTATTTCCTTATTGGGCAGAGTGGCCAGGCACCGTCAGGTGAGGCTATTACGTCCGCTGAGGCGGGTCTAGTCGCTAAGGCCAAAGAGCGACAGTTGCATTTCGGAGAGAGCTGGGAAAGCGCCATGCGCCTAGCTTTCAAGGTTATGGATGATCCGAGGGCTGACGCCTATGGAGCGGAAGTTATGTGGACTGACCCGGAATACCGGTCCCAGTCTGCGCTCGTTGATTCAGCCGTCAAGCTTGCGGCTGGACTGCAAGTGCCGCTTGTTCAGCTCTGGGGTGATGTTGGTTATTCGCCTCAGGAGATTGAGCGGTTCCCCGAAATGCGCGAGACAGATTATGAGCTTGCGCAGAAGCAGGCAGATATGCAGATTCAAACCGCCACGGCTATGGCTGCTGCTGCTCCCAAGGACCCGACCGCTCCCACGGGCGGTAAGTCCAACACCCCTAAGAACACCTCCGCTAAAAAGCCCGGCACGGGCCAATAGCTCCGACATGGATTGAGGAATGTAAATGACTGACATTGACCCGAACGTTCCGCCCGTCGTAGACGATAAGCCGAATGTTGACCCCCCGGCGAAGCCTGCTGAGGGAAGTCTGGAATGGTATAAGGCGGAAGCTGATAAGTGGAAGGGTCTTAGTCGAAAGCATGAGGATCGCAGTAAGGATCTCCTTAAGGAGAATGGCGATCTAAAGAATGCGTCCATGTCGGACGCTGAAAAGGCCATTGAGGCAGCCCGTAAGGAAGGTGAGTCTTCCACCCTTAAGAAGGTTACGGAGCGTCTCGTTAAGGCCGAACTGAAGGCGATCGCCGCACAGAAGGGTGTAACTCTTCCAGATGTTGAGGCGCTTAATCTTGGAAAGTTTGCCACGGATGACGGCGACCCCGATGAAGAGGCGATTGAAAAGTTTGTTGATTCCCTTGGTGGCTCCAAGAATCGTTTCCCCAATGGGAAGGATCTCGGAATCGGCCAGTCTAGCGGGTCCGGTAAGAAGCAGTGGACTCGCGCAGATCTCAAGGGTAAAACCCATGCCGAAATTGTTGCAGCCCGTGAAGCTGGTCATCTGGACAAGCTTATGGGCAATGATTAGTAGGAGGATGCCCTAGTGGCTACTGTATTTAGCGCTCTTGAGCGCCAGGAACGTTTTGTACCTGAAATTTGGATTTCCGAAGTCTTCATGGCTAAGGAAGCGGAACTTATTGTAGGTTCTAGCCTTGTCGTAAATCGCGACTATGAGGGCGATATTCAGCGGGCTGGCGACACCGTTCGAATCCCGACTATTCTCGATCCGACCGTTACTGACTACGATCCCATTACCGGTATCGTGGGTGACCCTGAAGAGAACACCGGCGATTCTCTGACCTTTGAGATTGAAGTCGCTAAGATGTTCACGTTCCGCGTGGAAGACATCACTCGCGTTCAGTCCCAGATCGGCACCACGTATATGCCGCATGGCGTTCAGCGTGCGGGCCGGAAGCTCGCTGAGGCTTCTGACGCGTGGGTCGCTGCGAAGATTGCGGCTGCTGTAACCTCTGCTACCCCGGAACGGTATCTGGAGATTGACCTTTCCGCTACCGGCACTCCGGACAAGCTTTACAAGCAGATTGTCGGCCTCAAGGTCGCCTTGGACAAGACCAATACGCCTATGACCGGTCGATTCCTTATCGTTTCTCCGGACGTTTACGGCGTGCTTCTTCAGGATGCTCGGTTTATTGACGCTAGCCAGTATGGCGGTAATGCTCCGATTCGCAATGGTGAGGTTGGCCGCATTCTCGGTTTCACTGTCGTGATGTGCAATGTGATGCCTGACGCTACCGGTACTCCTACGGGTACTGCTGACGGCAAGGTGGTTATTATCGCCGGTCACAATATCGCTACCACGTACGCGGACCAGATTGTTGAAGTTGAATATTACCGGCCGGAGAAGTTTTTCGCCGATGCCGTTCGTGGGCTCCATGTGTATGGATCTAAGGTGATGCGGCCCGAGCATCTCGCGCTCGGTATTAACAACGCTGACGCGTAATCACTGAAAGGAGGTAACCTAAATGGCTCTTTGTACCGTTGAGGATATTCAGGTTCGTTTGGGTACGCCTCTGGAAGGTGACGAGGCTTTGAGGGTAGAGGCATTCATTGACGATGTCTCTGCCCTTATCGTTGCTCACTGCCGAGGTACGGAAATTTCTGATCCTCCCCCTGATGAGATTAAGGCTGTCTGCATTGCCGAGGTGATGCGGGCTTTGAATGCGAATCCGGGAATTATCGCTGAGGAGATCGGCGAGATTAGTACGCGCTACCAGACTTACAGGTTTGGTTTGTCGGCTGACGCTCGCAACACTCTTAAGAGCTACCGGCCGAATCGCAACACCACGATTTCTAACAAGGGTGGCGGCTATGCGATTCAATGACATCATTGAAGTTTATCGCGCTGCTGTGATTACGGATGACTACGGCACCCGCCGTAATTGGGAAAACCCGAAACGCACCATTTCAACGACGGGCGTAGTCATTCCACAGTGGAGTAATGAACCGGATGACGTTTCACGGGAGCTGTCTGAAATCTCTGTAGACATCTACCTTAAGCCTGTGGACGTGAGAGCGGCCGATCGGGTGAAGGTTAATGGTGTCTTCTATGAGGTTTATGGAACGCCTATCACGTGGAAGGGTCGCACCGCGCAATACATGCGGATCAGGGCTAGGCGGGTGACTAATGTCTAGCACTATCACGTTTATTGACGTGGAGCTGTGTAAGCACATCGCGCGTAATAGTCCAAAGGTTAAGGCGATGGGGAAAGTTTATGCGGAGGGCATTAACCGTCTCATCTATCAGACTGCCCCTCACACGACGCATCACCCTTGGGCGTACCGTGACAACTTCCGTATTGAGCAGCGACAGTTCCCTTTGAAAGAGGGTCACGTCACTTACATTATCGCTGAACGTTTTCAGTGGCGGTGGATCGAATACGGCTGGACTGAATGGCGAACCAGGAAGAAGTATCCCGGCAAGTACATCATGACGAATGCGCTCAAGGCTTACGGCTACGGCGACACTTATGGAGTGGGGGTTAAGTGAGACTAGATCCCATTCCTTTCATGGTGGCTCGCGTTAAGGAGACTCCGAGTCTTCCCGCTGCTATCTCAGTGGGTGGCGACCTGGATATGCACGAGCCTGGCACGCGTCACATTGATGTGGTGCTTGAAGGCGGAGAGCGAACTATCAGGGATCGTCTGGACGTTTGGACTTTCACCCTGAACCATTATGCGGCCACTAAGCCGCAAGCTATGGAAAGTGCGCTAATTGTTCGCGAGTATTTGCTGGAATTTGTTGCCGGCAAAGCCTATCCGGGTGGCTATAGCGTCGCTTATGTGAATGAAGAATCCGGCCCTTTCGATCAGGGTGACATTGAATCCCGTGAGCAGCGGATAATCAACCGCGTAACTATTGCAATTTATGAAACTTAAGGAGCACCGTGGGAGTTAATTCTGCCGATGCCATTCGCTTTGCTAGCAATGGTACTATTTATGTCGCCCCCGTGGCGACTGCCGCCCCTACTGACGTGGGCACCGTCCTTCCCGCCACTTGGCTACCGCTAGGTTACGTGTCCGATGCGGGCGTTTCCATTACCCCAACGATTACCACGCAGGCTATTAACGCCTGGCAGTCTGCCGTTCCGGTCAAGTATCTGGTAACTGGCGCTACTTTCCAGATGGCTTTCGTTCTGCTTCAGTTTGACGCGGAAGCGGTTGAGCTGTATTTCGGCTCTGCTTTCGAATCGAACGCTACTGACGAATTCAAGATGGATGTTGCGTCCAACCCGGACCTTGTCGAGACTTCTCTGATTGTTGAGTGGTCCGACTCTACGGTCACTAACCGGCTTTACGTTCCGCGTGCTCAGGTTTCCGCTCGTGAGGCTCTTACCCTTATTCGTACGGGTGCGACTTCGCTGGGTATGACCCTGGATGCTCTGGACTCTGCCGGTAACCTGGGTACCATTTTCACTACCGCCGACATGGCTTAATAGAAAGGTTTCACGCATATGGCTACCAGCAAGGCTAAGGCTGTTAAGGATGAGGCTGAGGATAAGCCTAAGGTCAAGACGGTTGAGTTTAAGGGTGTGACTTTCGATGTGTCTCTCGATCCGATGGATTGGGGTTACGACACGATGGATGCCCTGAATGATAACCGGCTTGCTGCCGCTATTGACGGCATGCTAGGCCCGGATAATGCCCGCAAGTTTAAGGGTCTCCGGCCTACGCTTCGTGAAGCGGTTGACGTTCTCAATCAGATTTCTGCCGATGCTGGAGCTGATGACGCGGGAAACTAATGCTCGTTGCCCAAGTGCTTATTAGGCATAGTGACGAGCTTGAAGCTGATCTGCTCATGCATTTTGGATTAGACCTGCGAGACTTCTGGACTGGTGGCCTCTCTCTGCGGAGGCTCCTGGTTATAGTCCTCCGGCTTCTCAAAATGCATGGGCGTTCGGCTGTCGCGGAAGCCTACATTGGCGAGCAGGCATCTTGGAGCAACACCGACTACATTCTTGCCGACATTCGAGATTCGATCGAAGCCGGTAACTACCTGTTCTTGTCCGCTCATAAGAGCGAGGACTATCAGATGCCGGACTTCCAGCCGTACCCACGGCCTGGCCTGGACCCTAGTCTACTGGTCTACAGAACAGAAGCCGAGTCCGAGCCCGATTGGGCTTCGGCGCAAGACATTGCAGGACTGTTTAAGCGTATGCACGGAGGCTAGGGAAGGGGGCGCATGGCCACTAAGGTGGGCGAAGGCTATATTGAGATTAAGCCTAGGCTCGTAGGTTTTAATCGCGATCTGCTTCGCGAAGCGCGTAAGCGAATCAAGGATCTTGAGGACGCCTCTAAGGAGGCTATGGCCTCTGTTTCCGTCAAGCCTAGAATTACTGGCATCACCAAGATTTGGCAGCGTGAGATCCAGAAGGAACTCAACGACAAGATTAATGGCCTGACGGTTGACGTCAAGGTTCAGCTTGACAATCAGGCTCTCAAGGCGACGTTCAACGGTTTCACTGTCTCGGCTAAGAGCTCTTCCGCTCAGGCTGCTAACGCGTTCAACAAGAACATTGATGGCATCGTCCAGGCCGTGAAGCGCGACATGCGCGAAGTTGAGACCGATGTCCGCACCGGCCTACAGGCTTTCGATAGTCAGAAGGTTACGGCGTTCGCTGAGGGTGCCGGGGATGCGCTACGGGATCTCGCTAGGAACACCGAGCAGCTTTCGGATAGCCAGGTAACGAGCGTACGCAATGCGGTGCGTGAGCATGAGTCGTTGAATAAGCTTCTCTCTAACGAGTCTAAGAAGGCCGTTAGTGATTATGAGCGCGAGATTGAAAAGGCTATCAAGGCTACAGACAAGATGGTTGAAAGCATCATGTCTAAGCGGCCGGAGATTGGAACCGATAAGGGTAGCTCCGTCTGGGGTCTCGCTAAGTCTCTGAATGATGAGATTGACGACGTTAACGCGCTCGTCTTTAGCGCTTTCCCTGACTTGAATGCGCAGCTAGCGCAGCAGGCTACAAAGTCTGGGACGAGCTTTTCTGGCGCATTCTTCAAGGCGTTCCGCGCCAACTTTTTCGACAACGTCTCCGAGACGCTTCTTACTCTCGGATTCCGACTGGGTGCTGCGGCCTTGACCGCTAACCCTCTCCTTGGTGCGCTGTCCAATCTGGCCGGTGGCATGGTTGCTCTCGGCACTGTGGTCGTTGACCTGTACGGCGCATTTCTCGCTCTACCGGCCGTGTGGGCTGCTGTGGCGCAAGCCGGTGGTGTTCTCACTGCGGCCTTCTCTGGCATCTCAGAAGCTCTTACAGCCGTGCAGAATGAGGAGCAGCACGCCGCCGCTAACTCCGCTGTGCAGGCTCGTCAGATTGCTTCCGCTCAGGAGCAGGTAGCCGATGCTAAGGAGCGCCTGAAGCGCTCTGTGGAGTCCGCTAACGAGGGCATCGCTAGGTCGGAGCAGGCTCTAACGGATGCCATGGCGAGCGCTGCTAGGCGCATCTCAGACGCGCAGGACAATGTCGCTAGGGCTGCCGCTGATGCGGCTGAAGGTGTCGAGCGTGCTAACGAGCGGATTGCTGATGCGCAGAGGGCGCTGTCTCGTGCCTATGAGTCAGCTTCGGAACGTATCGCTAATGCTGAGGAACGTCACGCAGATTCGATTAGGCGTGTGCGTGATGCGCAGCTTGAACTGAATGACGCCTACAAGGAGGCAATGGAAAGGTTCGAGGACCTTAACGTCTCCCTCGGGAATGCGATCCTTGACGAGGAGGGCGCAAAGCTCGCCATTGAGCGCGCTAAGGAGCGACTGGACGAAACGGTTGGCGATCCTAAGGCGACTGACCTTGATAAGCGTGAAGCTAAGCATGCCTATGAAGAGGCTTTGCAGCGGCTCGCAGAGATTCAGGAACGTCAGAATGATTTGCGTGAAGAAGTCGAAGAGGCTAACCGCACCGGTGTTGAAGGTTCCAAGGAAGTAACTGACGCCCGGCAGAAAATTCTTGACGCACAACAGGCTGAGATCGAAGCGCAAGCGGATATCGCTAAGGCCCACCAGGAAGCAGCTCAAATTATTTCGGATGCCCAGGAGCGTGTAGCGCAGGCTCACGCCGATGCCGCCAGGGCTCAAATGGACGGTGTCGAGCGCATTCAGGAGGCGGAGAAGGATCTAGCGGAAGCTCGTGCGGATGCCGTCAAGGATGTGCAGAGGGCTCAAGCGGATGTAGCTAAGGCGCACAAGGATGCAGACCGCGCTATCGCCGATTCTCAGAAGGCTGTCAAGCGTGCGATTGATGGTTTGACGGAGGCTCAGACTAAGCAAAATGAGCAGTGGTATAACGCCCAATATGCGATGTCTCTGCTTTCTCCGGAGGCTCAAAAGTTTGTGCGCTTCCTGGCTGACACTTTCATTCCGCGTTTGCGGGAAGTGCAGTTTGCGATTCAGGATTCTTTCTTTCCTCCGATCCAGACGGCACTATCGCAGTCTGGCGGTTTGATTGACCTGTTCCAGGCGAAGCTAGCTGTCACGGCTGGACTGTTCGGAACCCTTATCGGGGAAACCATCACGTGGCTTAACACTCCGGAGACCCAAAACTCTCTCGGCAATATTCTTGACAGCAATAACCGGCTGTTTAGTTTGCTGGGTTCAGCGGGGCAGAACTTCGGTGAGGTTCTGCTGGTTCTTGCTGAAGACGCGGGTCCGTTCCTTGAGGACATGGGCAAGCTCGTGCTTGACTTCTCGCAGTGGATTAGTGAGATTGCACAGTCCGAGGAGGGCCGCCAAGAGTTGGCGACGTTCTTCCAGAATGTTTCCGACACCATCCATGACATCTACGATATTGCGAAGCTTGTCGGCGGAGTACTCTACGAGGTTTACAAAATGGCTCGCCCTTATGGGCAAGAGCTGCTGGAAGACATTAAGGGTATCGCTAAGGAGTTCAGCGATTGGGCTAACTCCAAGGAAGGCCGAAAGGATATTGAGAAGTTTCTCAAGAACGGCAAGGAATTCCTTAGTGAAATCTTCAAGCTGATTGAAGATGTCGCTAAGGCGTTCTTCGATTTCGGCGTTAACAACAACCTTTCTCCGCTCATCGCGTCGCTTCGTGATGATTTGCTTCCGGCTATCCTGCGGGTGGTTGATGCTTTCGGTGGTGGCTCTGGTGGTGGCGGTTTCATCTTCCTCATCAAGGTTATCAGTGTTGCAGTTGATGCCCTTTCGGGTTCTATCTCCCTGCTGGCTGCTCTCGTTTCCGGCATTGGCGCTATCTTTACCGGCGACTGGTCTGGGGCGCGAGCTTCGTTTGCGGATTTCCTAGATTCTGTCCGTGGCTCCGCTTTGACGGTGTTTGGTGAATCTCTACCTGACAGTTTCCGCCAGAGTAGCCAGGCTTTCAACGAGTCTGTTCGCGGAATGAGCGAAGACCAGGGGCGTGTAAGTCTCGGATTCTCTAATCTGGACAATGACACTAACACCTGGTCGGCTACGACTTCGACCGCTACCGGTCGGGTGAGTCTCGACTATTCGAATATGGCTAACGATGTCGGTGTGAGCACTGGCCGCTATGCGACCGATGTTGATGCCAAGACTTTGGAAGCCAAGACGAAGGCCGAGCATAACTCTAAGGCAGCCAAGGAAGCTGTACTACTCCAAATGGAACAGATGCGGCTTGAGAATGCCGCGAAGATGGAAGACTACCGGAAGACGGTTGACACTAAGACGGCTGACGCCAAGACTGCCTCCAATCGAAACATTGGAGACATTGTCAAGGATGCTGCAACCCTCATGATTCCCTTCTCTGGCGTGTTCTTTGAGGCTGCTAAGGAAGCACAAAGGGTTATCGCTAATCCGGGCGCTTCGTGGTGGGATGTGGGCAAGGCTGTCATTGACGGGCTATGGAATGGCGTTAAGGCGTTCATTCCGAATTTCCTCACGTCGATCTGGAATCTTGGCGTGGACATCATTAACACGATTAACCGCGCCTTGGGTAACAGCTCTCCGTCTAAGAAGGCGTTCTCATCCGGTGTGAACGTTGGTGAGGGTTTGTCACTCGGTATCGAGTCGATGACTGGAAAGGTCACTAAGGCCACTAAGGGTCTCGGTAGGGCCGTCACGGACGCTTTCGGTTCACCTTCACTGAATGTGGATGTGGGCGCTTCCGGCAGCAAGGTTGTTCCGACGTTGGGTTCGGTTAACGCGTCCGGGATTGAAGGCGGCGCACGAAACGTGAACTACATCACCGTTCATGCGGCTCCAACGATTCCAACCGAGAAGCAGATCAGTAATGTTTTGAAGTATCAGGAAGCGCTTTACTCTTAAGAAGGGGGTTGCCCATGCCTTACGGCTATCCAGCCACAAATATTGAATGGGTGACCCTCTCTTCTGGGGAGAGTCAGTCTGATCCCATTCCGGGCGCATTCATTTCACTAACTGAATACAGCGATTCGGTCACTGGTGGTCACATGGTGACCATGAAGGGCATGTCTGGTTTTGATGCCCCACCGATCGAATTGTTTTACGACGAGATGAGCGGCTTGGATGGCGGACTGTTCCGTCATTCGCGTGTGGCATCGCGAGAGCTTTTCATTCCGCTCATCATTTGGGCTACCACTCGTCAGAATTTCCTCACCCTTAAGCGCGACCTGCTGGCGCGCATGAGTCCGGCCGCTGGACTTGGACGGCTGCTGATGACTGAGGGGGACAACACTTCCCGCTATATCGACTGCCGCTATGCGGGTGGCGCTGAGGGCACTTACAGCGAGGATGAGGGCGGCTTCTTTTGGCAGAAGTACGGTCTTACGTTTCGTGCGTTGGACCCTTTCTGGTACGAGTCCACTCCGCAACAGGTGACGTGGACTTCTGAAGCGGCTGACCTGAAAAGCTTCTTCGGTGACGGTACTGAACCCTTTTTCGGTATCCGCTTGAACCCGTCTCGCGGTATCAACAGTACAACCCCTGTGACGTCTCTAGGCGACTACTACACGTGGCCTACGTGGACTATCACGGGGCCTGTTGAAGGGCTCACAGTGGCAGTCACAGGCGCTTCTACGGGGTCTTTCACGCTGAACCTGTCTTTGGGTGTTGGCGAGGTTATGTATGTGGACACCAGGCCGTCGCGGCGGCGCATCATCAAGCTTGACAACCCTCCGATTGTGGCGGGTCAAAACTTTTGGGACGTGCTTGAATCCGGGGACACCTTCTGGCCTTTGGGTAAGGGGTTGAACGAAATCACGCTTACTGCTGGTTCTGTCGGGCCGGGCACGTCCGTCTCGATGAACTATCGTCCGAGGTATTACAGTGCCTAAAGTATCGAAGGGACTTTGATGCCCCGATTCATTATTGAAGCTCGCGATACCACGTATAAGCGTATCGGTCCGGTTGAAAACTACACCAACTTTGAAGCCATCATTCGACACAATGCGGTCGGTACATGGTCTCTCACTATTCCGGGTTCCGCCCCGGAGATTGCAAACCTTCAGCCTGGCAACGGAATCATTGTCCGCATTGAAGGTCAGGACGGCATTGCTTTCTCTGGCCCGATCAGCAAGATTTCCCACAATTGGGGGGAGTCCGATCAGGGCGCGGGTTCGGTTACCGTGTCCGGCCTAACTGACGATCAGCTTCTTTTCGAGCGTGTCACTTATCCGGTTCCGGCCAATGACTTGGACGGCCAGACTTCCGACAGAACTATTCTCGTTTCCAACGCTGGAACGCTGATGGAACTTTTGGTGTTGGAGAATTGCGGAATGGATGCGCGGCCTGAACGCCAGTATCCGCAGTTGGATGTCGGGAACGGTTCACAGATTGGCGGACCGTCAACGGTCTCCACCCGCTTCGATGTGCTCGGGGAAGTGCTCCAGGAGCTAGCCAACTCTAATGCTGTCGGCTTCAATGTCCGCCAGACTGACGACGACCGCCTGCTTTTCGACATGTTCATTCCGCAGGATAAGAGCAATCTTGTTTTCGGTCGAGAGTTCGGAAATCTCCAGGCTTACTCTTACGACATTGAAGCGCCCACAGCCACGAGGGCTATCTTCGCCTGTCAGGGTGAGGGGCGTGACAGGTATCTTGAAGATGCCGAGTTTAATCCTTACCTGGCGGAAACTTTGGACGACCGAAGCGAACGCATCATTTACACGAGTGGCGCTAGCGATGGCTCGGACCCGGATTGCTACCGTGGCACTTTTACTATCATGTTGAATGCTGACGCCGATCTGAGATTTACTGGCACTGGCGTTCGCGTCTATGGCCAAGCGTCTATGGACCCGTGGATCAATAACTTTGCGATCGTAGATGGTGGCGACGCTGTCGAAATTGAGGAACCTACCGAGCCTCCTGGTACGCCTCGCGTGCTACTGTTTGAGGTTTCAAATCTTCTCTATGGCGAGCACACTCTTAAGATTGCTACCGTTAGTGGCCTATTCCTTGACTATGTCGAAATCTTGGACGAGCGCACTATCGCGGATTGGCGACGCAATAGCGAAAGATTCTATGACCGTCGCGACATCCCGGTGGCCTGGAACACTGCACACACTTCGCTGATTGATCCAAGTAACGTGGTGGATGGTGTTCCCCAGGATGCCGATCCTGCCGTCTATCGGCCGCTGCTGGATCAGGCAACTCTTGAAGCGTGGGACGAGAATGGCCCTAAGGCGAGCCTTTCGCTATCCCCTATTGATACGGTAGCGGTCAAGTATGGCCGCGACTACCGTGTGGGTGACATTGTGACAGTTGACGTTAACGGCCTACTGTTCTCGGAAGTGCTTCGGGAGGTTCGCCTATCGGATGGCGATGATGGCCCGCGTATCACCCCAACTATTGGCGATTCTCAGGCTTCTAGTACTCCGAACCTCTATAGGACGGTACGGCAGCTATGGACTAAGGTACGGCGTTTGGAGGCGCGATAATGGCAGGTCTTTCTTACCCTTTTGACAGCGGGCCCGGTTCTACCATCACGGAGGATCAGTGGTCTTATCTGGTTAAGGACTCTCTAGGTGATGGAGTCCACGAGGACGACAACGCTCCGTATAGTGGCGAGCTTGAAGTGTTCACGACGGCAGAGCCGGGCATTATCAATATTCGTGCTGGCCGAGCCTCTATTGACGGCTTCCACTATCAGCAGTCCGGAGACGACATTATCGCGGTCACCGCTAACGCGAATGTGACCCTGGATCGCATGGACGCGGTTGTGCTTCGCCTGGACTTGTCCACGGACGCCATCACTGTTGAGACGAAGTTGGGCGTGCCCGCTTCTTCCCCTTCCCCTCCGGCCATTGACAGTAATGAAATGGTGCTCGCGCTTTTCGTGGTGCCAAAAAACTCTAGTACGGTTCTCGACGTTACCGACATGCGCACCTATGTGGGTCGCCGGATGCTTGTCAGCAGGAGCAGTAACCCGGTTGGCAGGCAGGGCGATCTCATCTACTTCCCCGATTCTGACCGCTGGTCAGGTGTGCGAGCTGGAGCGGTTCCCACACCTCTGGCTTTTGAGGAGGAGATTGACGACCATGTTGCCGCTTCCGATCCTCACCCGCAGTACATGACTCAGGCTGAAACGAATTCGACCGTCACCACGGGTTCACTGTCTTTCAGCCCTTCGGTCACTCCGCACGCATCCTATTGCCGGGCGATCAATTTGCCTGGCGGTTTCAGTATCGTGAACATTTATGTTTATGGAACATTCAACGGTGCCGACAATGAAGGCGCTTTTACGCTGTGCACTATCAGCACCACAGCTTTGCGGCCTAATTTCCTTTTCCGCTTCGTTGGACATCAGTGGGAGTTTTCCAACTCTACCGACGATATTCCGCTTGTTGTCGGAGTGAACACGGATGGCGCTATCAGTTCCACCGGGCAAACTTGGCTTATGGGCGGTTCGCGCATTCTCTTCAACGTCACATACTTTAAGGGTCCGGGGGTTTAAATGGCAGAGTTCTCCTACCCGTTCGATGCGGGTTCAGGCGCTATCGTTACCGAGGATGACTGGTCGGATATGGCCAAGAATTGGCAGGATGACGGCGTAGTTTCCGACTCGCTATCCCCTCTCGCTCTTGAGGTGGAAGCCCTTGGCGAGCTAAACACTGTCTACGTTAATCCCGGTATGGCTGTCATTCAGGGTTTCATGTACCGTAACACTGATGTTCTTCCGCTCTCTTTCTCCACTAATGGTAGCGGCAATCCCCGCCGTGACAGGGTTGTGCTTCGCCTGGATCGGACCACTAACGTCATTCAGGCTGTAGTGAAGGAGGGCACTCCCGCCGCTTCTCCGGTTGCGCCGGATGTTAATACCGTCTATCCGATCTATGAGATTAGCTTGGGCTGGTATCAGGTCGCGGCAAGCTCTTCAATTACGCTGACTGCGCTCCAGGAGAAGCCTTACACGAGTCGCCGTATCCGCGTATCGGACGACTTGGGTACTCAGCCTAAGGGTTCTATCGTTTACAGTCCCACCGACGACACGTTTCACATGATTAAGTCGGGTAGCTCTGTGGAAATCGGTTCAGGTGGCGGCGGTAGTCAAAAGTCGTGGACTCTTCGGAAGACAGCAGATCAGCTAATTACGGGAACGACTTCGCGCGTAGATGATGATTCCATTATCTTCACTCCAACGACTGGCTTGAACTATGTGATTGATGGAACCATCTACTACTGGTGTAATACTCCAGCGGCAAGTATGGCATTCGCTCTTGGGTTGACCCAGAGCACTCCCCCGAGTGTGAAGGTCAGCTACATTTACCAGACCTCCGCATCAGTTAACCCGGCCACTGCCACATTTGCGTCTTCTACGACCGGGGTTACTGTCGGCTCCGTGGCGTCGAGCACTTTCTATGCGGTTCGTTTCGAATTCTCGGGTCGCGTCTTTTATGAAGATGAGGAGTTCGATCTGATCGCCCCCTATTACACGCCCGCTAATGGCGCTCACCAGTGGACGATCAGCGCCAATAGTTGGATGCGTGTAACGCAAACGGAATAGGGGGATGCCATGGCAGACGAAGACAAGGCGGTATTTACCGTCAAAGATATTTATCTAGAAGTGCGTGAGCTGGTGATTGAAGTTCGCAGACTCACTCAGCATTACGATGTGTCCAAGGCTGTGAATGATGACCACGAGAAGCGTATCCGCAGTCTTGAGGTTTGGAGATACGGCCTGCCCGCTGCGATCATCACCGCTGTTGCCAGCATTGCTATCACACTTTTGAAGGGGTAAAGGAATGGCGTACACCAAGGATGTAATCAGGATTGCCAATGGCGAGATTGGCTACCGGGAGAAGCGCACTAATCACACTAAGTACGCTGACGAAGTCAAACAGCTTAATTGGGCACAGGATCAGCCTTGGTGTCACACGTTCATCTCTTGGCTTTTTCAGCAGGCCGACGCTAAGAGTATCGCCCCGGTAACCGCTAGTTGCGCTGTGGGTGTGCAGTGGTTCAAGAAGCAGAAGCGGTTTAATAAGACTCCGCTAGTTGGCTCCATCGTCTACTACGGCCCGCATGGTGGCACGCATGTGGAACTGGTGGTTAAGGTCACCTCAACCCACATCACCACCATTGGCGGTAATACTGGTGGTTCGCTTGAAGGCCGATACTTTAACGGCGATGGCGTTTATGAGAAGGAAGTTCCGCGCAATTCTTCCCGCATCTATGGCTACGGGCATCCTGACTATGAGCCGGAAAAGAAGTCTCCGCGCCTGCTGCGCAAGGGTATGAAGGGTGCCGACGTTCGGAATTGGCAGAAGACGCTTAACTATCTCGGCTACAAGATTGAAGATGACGGCGAGTTTGGCACCGAAACCCACACTGCCACTAGGGATTTTCAGCGGAGTAAAGACATTGAAGATGACGGCATTGTAGGACCTGCTACCCGAGCGAAGGTGTGAATTGGCTGTAGCGTATAAGTTTATTTGGGACAAGGGCACCACTATTGCCCGTTCGCTCATTTGGAAGCGGAATGCGGCAGCCGAAGGCGATCCGGATGATTATCAGCCCGTAGATTTGACCGGCTATATAGCTCGCATGGAAATCAAAGACAAGTACGACGGGCTTCTGTTGTATCGCATGGACACCGCTTCCGGCAGGCTCGTTATTGACGCGCCCAATGGTGCTATCTCTTTCGAGATTCCAGCTTCCGTAACTGAAGAATGGACATGGCGAAACGCAGTCTACGACTTGGAAGTCATTGATTCCAGCGGCAGAGTTACCCGGCTCATTCAGGGCACCATTTCTCTAACCCCGGAGGTGACCACGGGTGACTGACATCATTGAAATTGACTATGACGGCACAGAGATTATCGAGATTGGCTATGTGTCTGGCGGGTTTATTCCCGTGCCTGGTCCCAAGGGTGACACTGGAGCTACCGGCCCACAGGGGCCTGTGGGGGCTACCGGCCCCGCTGGTGAGACTGGTCCCCCTGGCGCTGATGGAGAGGACGGCCTTTCGGCCTACCAGCTCGCCGTAGATAACGGCTTTGTGGGCACCCTGCCTCAATGGCTAGCGTCCCTAGAAGGCCCCGAGGGGCCACAAGGCATCCAAGGGGAACCCGGAGTCCAGGGCATCCCTGGAGAGCCCGGAGAAGACGGCCTAGGCGTTCCAGCCGGTGGTCTTACGGGGCAGTATCTTGTCAAGGCGAGCAATGCCGACAACGATACCCAGTGGATTACTTCTGGTGGCGGTGGTGGCGAGCAGGGCCCGCCAGGTGACAGCGCCTATCAGGTGGCCGTAGATAACGGCTTTATGGGTACTGAGGTTGAATGGCTAGAGAGCCTCGTTGGCCCCGAAGGGCCGCAAGGTATTCAAGGTGTTGAAGGCCCTAAGGGTGATACCGGCGACGAAGGTCCACAGGGTATCCAGGGAGTTCAGGGAAATCCTGGCACTCCCGGCACGCCTGGCGAAGATGGTACGGATGGCATTGATGGCGATTCTGCTTACCAGGTAGCTCTAGATAATGGATTTGTCGGCACGCAACCACAATGGCTTGCTTCACTGGTTGGGCCGGAAGGCCCCGAGGGTGACCAAGGTATTCAGGGAATCCAAGGTGAGCCGGGCAACGATGGTGCTCCAGGAGCGGACGGAGATAGCGCCTACGAGGTTGCTGTAACGAATGGCTTCGTAGGTACCGAGTCGGCTTGGTTGGCGTCTCTCGTGGGCCCTGAGGGGCCGCAAGGCGACCAGGGTATTCAGGGTGTACCTGGTGATGATGGAGAGCAAGGCATTCAGGGTATTCCGGGCCCCGTAGGGCCTGCCCTACCGCCGTTCTCTGTGACGGGTGCTGTGACAACCCGTGTGGGTTCTCATCGCCTCTACAACGATACTGGGGCCACATGGACTATTACGGCGGTCCGCGCCAGTGTTGGCACCGCCCCGACTGGGGCGACCCTGATTGTGGACGTGAATAAGAACGGCACAACCATTTTCACCACGCAGGCCAACAGGCCAACTATCGCCGTGTCCACTAACACGATTAAGCGAACCAACATGAACGTCACCACTGTCGCCGATGGCGAGTATCTAACGGTTGATGTGGATCAGGTTGGCTCTACCGTCGCAGGCTCCAACCTCATCGTTCAAATCACTATCGCTTAAGGGGTGACTTCATGGCGACACTTACCGAAGATTTTGAAGACACCACTTATGTGGTTCCACTCTCCGGGGATTGGGTGCGAACTAACGCTGCCGCGCACGCCGGTAGTTGGAGTTTGGGAGCACAGAACGCTACGGAAGAGACGGCAACCTTTACTTTGCCCTCCAGTGCGCTGACGGTGCGGTTCTGGTACAACGCAGTCATTGACGATTTCTCTATTTTGAGCGTCGAGCTAAACTCTGTGAGTATTGCCGACCTTACGACCACTGGCGGGTCTTGGGTGCAAAGCGCGATCCTCAATGTAGCTGGTGGCGGGGCTCTTTCTTTCTTCGCTGGCTCGTTCGCTACCGACATCACGGCTTATATTGATGACCTTGTCATTGAAACTTCTGACTCCGCAGGCGAATTTTCCGCTTGGGGAATCCCAATCTAGAGGAGGAAAAATGGTTCATACCGACGATGTGCAGCAGGCTGATGCTTTCGTTCGCGCGTGGCGAACCTTCGGGCAGGGTGCCGTAGTTGCGGCCCTTGTGTCTGTGGGTACGGTGCTGATGACTCTCGGCCCCGAGCCCGATTGGAAGGGCGTGGCTGTTGCGTGCGGTCAGGCGGTCGCTACCGCTGTAGTTACCTACGTTCACAATAAGATGCGACCTGCGATCGGGAGTTAGTCTACTAGTCTACTGAACAGCCAGGGGGGCCTTTCGGCCCCCCTTTTTTACGTTTGCCCTCTTTAATTACCTGGTGTCCGATTTGCCGGTTTCATCCCATGTCTCGTTAATGTTGTGCATCTTGCGAATAATAGCCTCCGTCTTCTCGATACTGTGCCGTGTCATGATCCGCATGGCCGCATGGAAGAACGTGGAATCTAGGGCCTGAATTAGCTCTAAGTGCTTCGGCTTAGCCGCTAAGGCGGCGTCCGTGATTCGCTCCGCCCCTTCGATGAGTCCGACGATATGACGACGATTGCGCCAAACCAGTTTAATACTGTCGAACATGTTTCTCCTTTGAGGGGTAAGAGAAAGGGGCAGGCCGAAGCCCGCCCCCTTATTGCCGGTTAGCTACTTCTGCTTGCGAGGGCCTGGACGCCCGAAGCGCGGGCGGAATGCAACGCCAGTCTCAGACAGGAGCAGGTGAACGAAGCCATACGACCGTTCAATCCCGGTCGCGATCTCCCGGATAGACTTCCCCTCCTTCTCGTATTGATCCTTGCACTTGGCCGCAAGTGCGGCCCTTTCAGGCTTGGTCGTGCGCCTACCCGAGCCCTTCGGGATCTTGCTACCCATTCTTTTTCCTTCTGCCCTTCTTCGGAGTGATACCGGCGTTCTTGAGTGATTCGCTGACGAAATCAGAGCCGACCTGGAGTTTATCTCTGATCTCCTTCACCGTCAGCCCGTTCCCGTTTTGGTATAACCTGACGACTTCTTCCGCCGCTGCATCCCAGTCGCGACAGTGGGAGACGGAAGGCAAAAGGCCAAGCCTAACCTTCTCCTCTTCGTACACCTGGTCGAAGCGATGGGCGAACGCCTCACGCAGAAGTCTCCTAGCCGTGCTGGTTGTCTTCCCGCTAGAGAATGACGGGTCTCGGAGTTTGACCCCTCTCCAGAATTCCTTGTATGGCTGCGGCCACGCCTTGGCGAGGCGTATTAAAGCCGCACGGTACGCCCTCCTGCGAAGGTTGCCTTCGTCTGGTTCATCTTCCATTAGTCTTGCCTCTGCTGTGGTGCTTTCCCTTGCGCCTGTGTCGTTTGCCCTTCACCTTACACAGGAGCATTGCCGGGAGGACCGCGAATGCGAGGGCGCTCACGCATAAAATTGCCTGCCAGGACATGCATGCCCTTCCTTTCTCGTCTACTAGAAGACGCCAAAAAGCACCGACCTGTTGTAGCGCCGGTGCTCTCGGGGTGCCGTCTAGCCTCTACTCATCTTTCAGGCTGATCCGCTCTGTTAGATCGGTCGGAAATCCCCTTTGGATAACCCCAGTGAAGATGATCGGCCCCACCAGGGGCAGGACTTCGCGACCTGCGAACAGGGTAGCGATGGATGTTGCAGCGACATTCACGGGCAGGCCCTTTTGTAGACCGTCCTCATCCGCGAGCAGCGCGATTAGCCCCCCGATATTATTGACGGGCTCGATGTATGCGCCATCCATCAACTCGGAAGCGTGATTGACCCAGTTGCTTCGCTTAAGCTGAACCTCCTCTATCGCGTCATCCGGCTTAACGAGCATGGCGCGGATTGTTTTGCTCATTGTCCCTCCTTCCCGTTCGGGTCTACCCACCGGAATTGCAGGTCATTGAGCCTGCTGCACTTGTCTTTGTCTATGACGAAGACGTCCATTCCTATAACTACCGTGGAAGATTCGCCATCCCCCCCAAGGGCGTGTGTTTTGGTGAACGACGGATTGAATAGCTCCGGAACGCCCTGCGTTTGAATCCGCTTCGCGGCCGGAATGTAGGTCAGATTGTAAAGCTGATATTTCCAGCCCTGCACCTCTACCAGAATTCCCGGAATTGGATACCAGGTTTCTCCGTCCACCTCCACGACGATAGATCCGAGCCGGTCTGATCCGATGACTAGCATTTCACCACCTCATATCCCGCTTGCGAAGCTCCTTGACGACTTCCCGCATTGGCTCGTACGTGTTCGGGATGAGAGCCATGTCTAGAATCTCATCGACTGGCACCCACCGGAATTGAGAGTGCTCACTGCTAAGCCTGACTCCGTAGCTGGAAGGGCTGCACCGTCTTGCGACGCAGACGATTGGACGAGAATTCGCGTTTGTCCATGACCATACCGCCAGCGGCTTTCCGGGGGCGACCATGAGGCCAACCTCTTCAAAGGCTTCCCGGCAAAGCGCTCCGTCTAGCGTCTCTCCGACTTGCAGGCGACCCCCAGGGCACTCCCACATGTGCGGGTTATACTTGTCGCTCTCTGGCCTCTGGACGAGTAACACCTGTCCGGCATGCTCGATGACCGCCTTTTGTGCGAATTGCACTAACGCTTCCATGTGACTCCCTTCTAGAACTCTCCGGCGATAACGCCGGACTTGAACGTATCCCATTCAGTTTTACTGAAGAACAGGGGTGGATGGTCAGGGTTCTTGCTGTCCATCACCGCCACGCACCCGTAAGGGAGTTGCGCGACCATAACACAGTTGCTATTGCCCTGACTGGCTTTTGCTTTCTCCCACCGAAACGGGAAGGTGACCTTGAGGGGGGTGAACATTTTTCATCTTTCTGGACTAGTAGACTAGAACCAGCTCATCCCCGCTGGCTTCGCTGACTCCGTCGCGGGCTTGTGTGGCGCAGGCCGACGAGTAGGCATCACCTTGGTACTGGTGTCCCTTCTCGGCTGATGCTTCGCCTTAGGCGGCTCTGTAGTGGCCTGTGCAGGCTTGGGGGTAGCCTTGGGCGGCTTGGGGCCCGGAAGCGCCTTGAGAGGCTCTGGGGTTGACTCAGGCTCTTCTACGATGATCTCGGCTTCTACCGTGACATCATCCTCAGGCACCCGAAAATTCGGGTGGTCCTCGGGGTCGTCCGTATCCGACACCTCAATGTCAGGATCTTCAAGGGGCACGAGCGTGAACCCCTCCGGTAGAGGCTGACCTTTCGCAGCGACCATCCATCCGCCGCGATATCCGCGCCCCTTCATAGGCTTTTCGAACACCACGACTTCATCACCCAACTCCAGGAAAGCCCGGACGAAGGTGGGCTTAGTATTCGTCCCACCACACTTCGCCTTTAGCGCACTGTAGGTCATCGGCTCGCCGTGCTCGTCGAGTGTCCTCAACACTTTCTGGGCGAGAGAGGTTCTACCGCTGAAACCAGCGGCGGAACTGAGAACAAACTTGATTGAAGCAATCGAGTATTCGATTAGAGCCAAGGCACTATCGAAGTCCTTGACGGTCACACTATTGCGGCCGTCGAAAATCGCATAGAGGGCAGCAACCTTAATGAGGTAGGCTTCCCCACGCTGCGCATACTCGTTAATCTCGGCAGTCTGGTTAACTAGCGCTTCGACGGCAGGCCGATGGCGTCGGGCGAATACTTTAGCGACATTCGGGGGAACCGTTACATCCCCGCAATGCCGGGCGTAAGTGAACGCCTTAAGGAACCTATACGAAGCTTCTCTGATCGCTTGTACCTTGCCTGCCATTCCAGCGAACAGGTCCAACGTCTTAGACTTCTCGACATGGAAGAACAGGAATCTGTTCCAGACCCCCGTAGCAGCGGCTCGGGAATTCCTGGTGAGAAGAAACATCTTCGGCTGAACATGCCCCAGTACGACCGCATAAGGATTCTCGATCTCCCACTCGTCTTTAGAGGTGGAGTATCGAAGGGTGTCGCCATCCGCCAGGTTAGTGAAAACGGCCCCCATTTTCCCGTCGCTCGCCAGCGACCTAATGAGCTTGGAAACCTCATTCTGGAAAATGAGTAGCGGCTTAGTCCTCCCCTTTTCATCCTTGCTTTCGTGAAGAATCTTGATAACGCCTAGACCAGTGTCAAACCCATCCTTCTTGTTGATCGGAGACTCGCCCTGTAGGGCAGCCTTGTAGATGGCTTCCGCAGCCCTAGTTGCTTTACCCTTACCGCCTCCACCCGAACGGCCGCAGAGAATCGGCCAGAACGCGAGAGTAAGCGTGCCTTCAATGGTGGTGATAGTGGGATTATTCCCGATGGCCGCACTTGCGTACGCCATGAGAGAAGTCATAACTCCGATGGGGTGCGCTTCCTGGTACTTGTCAACCCCCTCCCAGTCGTTCTCTTTGTCTCCCAGTATCAGTTTTCCGAAAAAGTTATCGAACACCAATTCGGAGGGTTCCGGGGCTTTCATTGTCACCATTGTTCACTGTCTCCTTTCTGTTAGGCGCACCACCCACCCAAAAAACCAACCATAGGTGCGCACGAAGCCGGGGGCGCGAGGCCCCCGGCCTGTCATGGTACATCAGAGCCGATCTGCTGTCAGACGGTCGCCCGCTCTTCGATGGTCTTGAGGTAGGCGGCCTTCTCGGGGCACCTGTGCCACGCCTGGATCAGAGGCGTGTCCATCCTCCTGAGAGGCCAGGACCCCCGACCCTTCGTGAGCGCCAACTTGTCCTTCTTCGGGAGACCGTTGAACCACGCGAGGCATGCGTCCTTCTCCTCACCCTTAGGGGGCACTGAGGACGGCTGATATCCCTCCGGGAAGTGCGCCCGCCACGGCTCAGGCTCTTCCGGCCGCTCGGGGTTGACCGCGTTCGAGTCAGCCTCTCCAGGCTTAGGGTTCTGCACCCGACCCGCCGCATTGATACGCTCCTGGAGTTCCGGAGGAGTGGGAACGTGCTTCACTTCCGGCTTGACCTTTTCTCCCATGCGCTGCAAAAGCGCTTCGGCATTCCCCTTAGGGGACTCCTCCTCTTCCTCCTCTTCCTCTTCCTCTTCGTCGTCATCGTCGCCCTGGTGCTCCGGCTCCTCGTATCCTTCCGGAAGTTCCCCTTCCGTAATTGCGTTCTCCTCTGCCTGGACGGCCCCGACGATGTTGGCCAGTACATCCGACTTGAATTTGTTGAGCATTTCAGTAACGACCGAGGCGTGCTTGACGCACCCGAAAGCCTTACTGTCTTCCTGGTCGCTGGCAGGGTCATAGAAGAAGGTGAATCCTCCCGACTCTGTTTCAGCGAGGGTAACGGGGATTGGGATGGGTCCCGGAAGCTCCTTCTTGTCGATGACGAAGCACCACGTACAGGTTTCCGTCTCGACCTTTGCACGACGCATTTTCTAGCCTTTCTCGGTTTCCTTGGGGAACTCTGCCGAAAGAGGGGTGAGCCCTTCCGAGCATTGTGCCTGATAGCAGTGCGACCTGTCTACCAGGCTGCGGGTCAAGCCCGCTGATTCTTGCAGTACTTCCCGATGTTTTCCGACATCGTCTTGGCTATCTCCAGGCTGCTAGTGCAAAGTGGAACGTTCATCTCCGCTTTACCCATGATGCGGACACGCAGTGACCACAGCCCTTCGTCGCTGTCGGCCGTCGTGAGGACTAGGACCATGTCCTCATCTTCGGCTATGTGGTGACCTTCGGCACGCTCTTCCCAGTCCATCTATCTCCCTCGCTGGTCGTGTGTCAGGTACGTTACCGCGAGCGCGTTGAAGTCGCATGCGGTTCGGCGACATATGGCGAGATAGGCGTAAGGGAGTCCTTTGCGGTGATGTGACCGGAGTATACATCCGGTGCGAGCTATGGCGCGTGCGACTATCCGAAACCGCGTAGGGCTTCCGTTCCCCACTATCCGAGTGAACGCGACAGCGGCATCGTTTAAGTTCCCGAAGATGACACCACCCAGCCTTTCCGGCGCTTCCGCAAAGTCCCTTTTGAACATCACATGATAATGCTCTACTGCCATTAGACACGAACCTTTCGATGCGATGCGCGAACCTGGCGGCGAATATCTTCGTACTCGTTCAGGGTCCGCTTATGCGAACAGTCTCCTTCGTAGCAGTACCTATGCGTTTTCTGTGGAGCCTCTGACCCGATGATGACTCCTACGCCGCCACACAGCACACCACCAGCGAGCAGAAGCGGGCCCCACAGAAGCATGTCCGCTGGGATACCGAGATCTCCGGTCACCGCCGAAGCGAAAATAATGAACAGGATGAGAAAGCCGAGGATGTACGAAAGGATGCGGATCATGTCTTTCACCTTTGAGGGGTTAGTCTACTAGTCTACTGAACGAGCCTGCTTAGCCTCTTTTTCTCGTCGCTCCCACACCTTCTCTCGAAGACGGGTCATACGGATCATGTCGATTTCGATGAACACTTTTATCGTGAACGCGAGAAGGGCTAGCCCGTAAAGAGCTAGCCCCAACCGGTCTTGCATTAATGCCTCTCTAGATATTGAACCTGTGAATCAGCTCTATGACCGCGAGCCAATTCCCCTCCGTGATGTAGGGGACATCCTTTGTTCCCGCACGCCGGACGAAGTACATGTCGTGCGAGTGATCGACCGTCCATGACGTTACGACAAAGCCGTACCTGCTGAGAGTCCATCTGTCTCGCGTCATCGGCCGAGCTGTATAATGCCCGGTCGGGTGGTGGAACTGCTTGGTTGGCGCGTACTCCGGGCCGATGTTGTCCTGCTCGGTGACTTCGGGGGCGTACAGGAGTGAGAGAATCATGTCCAGGTCATGGAAGACGTGACTAATACCGGCCGGAAAATCCTGCGAATTCTTGACCTCTGCCCCGAGGAAGAGTTGCTTCTTCCACCTTTCGACCTGCTTGATAAGGTCGGCGCGGTTCTTCTCGCTGAGTTCGTGGAACATTGTTTCTCCCTCTACCATTTCGGATTGCGCGGCTTGAAGTGGAATCCCTTACCCTGAACGACGCGCTTAGACCACGGCTCCAGATTTTTGATGTCCTTTTCGCTCATGTTCATGATTGCGCTACGGGAAACCTCCTTGTAATGCTTGGCGACCCTATCCCGAATCTCCTGTGCTGACAGGTCCGGCCGTCCCCCGATAATCGCCTGTTCATACATGAGGATTTGGGAAAGCTCATCGGCGGTATGCTCTAGCGTAATCTTTACAGCCATCCGTTCATCTCCTTATGCGTGGTTGGACTGAGTGAAGCCTGGCACCCCGTAGAATACCAGGCCCCTTGAATTCGTCCGCAGGCAGGCTAGTTGCGTCGGATGCTTATTGACGACCTATCCAACACACGCCCATCATAGAGCGCCAGGGCAGCGCGTAGGGTGTCAGCGTACTGACCCATACCCCACTCATCCCAGCGCTTTCGGAAGTTACAGATTACGAATTCTCGCTTGTGTGTATCGAGCAGAATCGCCAGATACGTTCCCGTCGAATCCTCATCGAACGCGAGTACGATGTATTTTCCGGTAAGGAATTCGAGCGTGTCTCCGATTTGCATCTACTCGTCCTCTACTTGCTAGAACTCTCGAATGAGCCAGCGGAC